AGCTGGTAAAGATCTAGAACTTAAATGTCCTTTAGATGGTGAATATAAAATAGGAGCAAACTGGAGTGAAACACACTGAAGAATATGAGTGGCAATTTGATAGAGTTAATTCAAAGGGAAAAGTTATATTTAAACATTATACAAAAGAATCTTTAGAAGATGTAACAGATTATTTAGATAATGAAAATATAGATTATGATGTATGTAAAGGCGCGACAATGTTAAGAGTATATTACAATGATACTGCTTATCAATATTTTTTTACGACAGGAAAATGGGCAGCATATACATCAGGGAGGGCTTTTCCTAAAAAACATTATTCTTCAACAGGTGTAAAAGATTTTGTAACTAGATTTTTATATAAAAAAATGAACCCTGATGATAGTGACAACTATAAAAATCATAAAGATAAAAGGACAGCAGATGAAACATATTAAACATGATCCAAACAGAGTAGGTGATCTAGCAGAACATTATGCTATCACTTGGTTGTGGGATAATGGCTATCATGTTTTTAAAAACTGTGGATGTACAGGCCCAGTTGATATTGTTGCCCTAGATCCTGATGGTAAGATAGCTCTTATTGATGTTAAGTCTTATAAAGATAGTAGGCTATCTTCAAAAACAGACCTACAAAAAAAACTAGGAGTACAGTATCTACACTATAATTCAGAAACCCGTAAGTGTAGATTTGTAAAGCACAGAAATGAAATCACTAAATAATTTAATAGAAGATATATACACAAACATACAGCCTATATGTGATGGCGAGGCTCTGGATTTATCTGAAGAGCAAATAGATAAGTTCGGTGAAGACATGAAGAATGTATTACGGCATTGGGCTGCTCCCACTGCTAGAAATTCTAGTTTTACTTTAAGGATGTCTAATATAGGCAAACCTATGCGTCAGCTTTGGTATGATAGTAGAAGTGAATCAGAGTCTTCTGTTACTCCTATCACAATGATTAAGTTCTTATATGGTCATATACTTGAAGAGGTTGTTCTATTACTTGCTAGGCTCTCTGGACATGAGGTTTCTGATGAACAGAAAGAGGTTACTGTTAATAATGTTAAGGGCCATATAGACTGTAAGATTGATGGTGAAGTTGTAGATGTAAAGACTGCATCATCCTTTGCATTTAAGAAGTTTAAATATGGTACTCTGCCTGATGATGATCCTTTTGGATACATAGCCCAGCTTTCTGGATACGAACAGTCAGAGAAGACAGAGGCGGGGGGATTCCTTGTTATCAACAAAGAGACAGGAGAGCTTACCTTTTATGCTCCTGATGAGTTTGATAAAGTTAATACAAGCAAAAGAATAACCAACATTAGAAAAGCATTTAAGTCTGAAACTCCTCCTGCCAAGTGCTATCCAGAGGTGGCTGAAGGCACTAAAGGTAATATGAAAATACACAGAGGATGTTCTTACTGCCCCCATAAGTTTGTGTGTCATGCAGAATCTAATGATGGTCAGGGTCTAAGAGGATTTAGATATGCAAAGGGTATAACTTACTTCACAAAGGTAGTTAAAGAACCTAATGTAGAGGAAGTTCTGTGAACGGTAGAAAAAGTAAACTGTGTCGTAGGTTAGGCGAGGAGATGGCGTTAGAGTGGTTGAAAACTCTAGTCAGTAAAGAAGAAGTAGAGCAGATAAATAGCAGTAACTTTATGTCTCTTATGCCTAAACAGACACATATAATGAATGAAGGTCAGATGCGTTTGATGCCCAATAGCATTAAGTGGTTCTATAAAAGAGTAAAAGAATACGGTGTCAACGAAATCAAAAATAGAAAACTTAGAATCACTTGAGCTTGATGAGCTTATTATCTCTGTTAGTTCGTATTTATTATCTCAAGATGGTCATCTCAGTAATGTACCTGATGTTGTCATAGAAAGAATCTGTGACTTGGCCGACTATGAATTAGTCATAAGATCGGAGAGTCCCTTACATTGAGCAAGCCTAGAATAAGAAAAGGCTACAGGAAGAATAGAGTTAAACGTCCTGTAGAGAAGAATGTTCCTACCAGCTATGATTCAATATGGGAATACAACTTGCATAATGGTCTTCTGAAAAATTGGAAGCATCATGGCAAGAAAGTTCCTTATGTAGTAAATCATACTTATCACCCAGACTTTAGTAAAAAAATAGGCAACAAGACTTACCTGATTGAATCTAAAGGTAGGTTCTGGGACTATGCTGAGTTCAGTAAATACCTCTGGATTAAGAAAGCCCTACCTAAAAATGTAGAGTTAGTGTTTCTATTTGCTAATCCTGCCGCCCCTATGCCACAGGCTAAACGAAGGAAAGATGGTACTAAACGTAGCCATGCTGAGTGGGCAGCGGCCAATGGCTTCAAGTGGTTTAGTGAGGAAAGTATACCTGATGATTGGGTTGATAAGAAATACAGAGAGAGTGAGCAGTTTAAGAAAGAATATTTTGATATAGATAAGGAGCAAGAATGAGTGATTCAATAAACAAACCAGCACACTACAACAATGGCCCTGTGGAGTGTATCGAAGCCATAGAGAGTATGCTTACGAGTGAAGAATACATAGGCTATCTGCGGGGCAACAGTTTAAAATATAGATGGAGGTTTAGATACAAAAATGGGATAGAAGATTTACGCAAGGCAAGATGGTACGAAGAGAGACTTATAAAATTCATGGAAGTAAATGGATTATGACTACTAAAATTGGCATACAAGATTATAAAGGTATAAAGATAGATTACTCCCGTGAGTCTTTACTGGGAGACTTTGCGATAGCGACCCTAAAAGATAGATACTTTTGGGATAATGAGGAATATGCCCAAGAAGCGTTTGCTAGGGCAGCAATATTTGGAGCAACTTATGGGGAAACTACTGACTATTCTTTGGCACAACGGCTTTATGACTATAGTAGCCTACTTTGGTTCATGTTTAGCACTCCTATACTTAGTAACGGGGGTACAAGCCGTGGGCTTCCTATCAGCTGTTTTCTTAATTATGTTCCTGATTCCCGTAGTGGTC